GCATGCTGGCATGGTGGGTGGTCCGGCCCTCATCATACCACAAGCAAGACAAAGGCCGGAAACTAACACTACCAAGAGGTCATAGGTAGTGTATTAATATTAGCAGTTTGCTAATTTAATGTCAACGAAAAAGGTGAATATGAAAAAGCTAAAAGGTAAAGCCGAAACGGAAATCGAATCAATAATTAACGGTCTGCACGTATTGCATACTGAATATGACAAAGCCCTACACAAGCCCGAACAGTTTGAAGACGACTTTCAACATGGGCATGCTTTGGGTTGGGTGCAAGCAATGGAGACAGTAATTTACAGGTTGGAAAACGAATTTATCAAACCTGAAAACCAATCTGAACTAATGAAAAATCGGGAGGAGGTTGCATGAAAAAGCTAAAAGGTAAAGCCGAAACGAAAACGTGTCAAACAAAATTTGATTGGCAGAAAAGAGCAGAAGAAAAGTCCGGGTTCCATGAGTTTGGTTTTGCTCGGTTCCTTGAATTTATGGCAGGGAATTTAGATTGGGAAGAAAGGGAAATCCGTCCCGAAGATTCGGAGGCTAAAATCGTAATGCACTCCGTAGATATGGAGGTTCGCTTACAAGCTCTTGAAAAGAAGCACCAAGACTTGATAGATAATTTAAGGTTCTTTATGGATAAGGAGGAAGCATAGTGCCATCCCTACGAGACCCCACCTTCCGGGGAGGGGTCTGGTGGATGCTGGTAATGGTGCCATCATCATAAGTTAATTCCATGAAAGAGGTTATTATGGGAAAAAGTACATATACGAGGAAAACGACCAATCCAAAAATGGGCTGGTCGGAAGAAAGAAAAGCCAAGTGGTCGGCCCAGTGCAAAGAAGCACATGCCAATAAGACTTGGTACAAGAAAAGTAAGAAGGCCGTTGGTCTGGCCATTTCAAATGGCAAGAAGGAGGCTGTCAAGTTTAAGAACCGTTCAAAGGCCATGAAAAAGTCTTGGAGGAAAAGACAGCAGAAGGCAATTTTAAGCCACCCTCCAACAACTCTGTCGGAAAACCTTTTGGACCCGGCACTTCTTCCAGATGAGGAAAAGGTGGATATAAAGCCAAAGCCGAAAGCAGGGATGCCAGCACTCGATATTCCGATTGCAAGTATCGAGAAGATAGAGGCATTTTTTGATTTGGTTGAGGAGGAGTTGGGAGTTCGGCCCAGTCTTCAGGAGTTCATCAATAATGCCATTGATGAAAAACTTTCTAAGTTTTGGAGGTCAAGATGAAACCTAGAGCATGGAAATGTCCACGATGCCAGAAAAGCACGTTTGATTTTCCGGCAATATCCCGAAGGGATAATAAGACGGAGATTTGTTCCGACTGTGGTGTATCTGAGGCAATGGCAGATTATTACAATCTTCCTGATAATTGGCTAGATATGCTTGAAAAGTCAGAATCCAAAGTCTCAGAACGTCCGTGAGGACAAAAACCGGGGGTGCTGCATACCGTGGCACCCCTTTAAATCTAACATTATCACACAAGAGGTAATTATGGAAGATCAGGAAATTATTGCAAAATCATTGGCCAAAGATATAAAGCTGATGATAAGCAAGGAAATAGATGCAAAGCTCGATGACTTTCTGGAAAGGGAGGAAGTTGAATTAACAGAAATGTTTGCCAGCATCAAAAAAGAAGAAGCAGAATGGAGACTTGACTTATTGGAAGGTTTAAAAACCCATACTGCACGTATTGAAAAATTGGAGGAAATATGCCAGTCTTAGTAGTTAAGAAAGAAAGTGATTTTGATAAATTCCTTGAAGCACTGAAGGAAAAATACATGGCCGAAGGCATGAGTGAGTTTGATGCCAAAATGAAGGCCGTGATGAGTGATGAGGCCCAAGCAAAGATTTATCCGGGCCTTCACAATGAAGAAAAGGAGGAACATGGAGGATGATAAACTAGACGTTGATGAATTTATTAACGTTTTAACACACGTTTTTGGTACAGATCGTGTATTCTATATTGATGAGAATACGGATTTTACCAAATTACCTAACCCATTTACCAAAAGTATAAAAGGTAAAGCCGAAACCAAAAAGGAGAAACATGGAAATTAAAAAGGGGTACAGTCAAGTCAGGGTTCAGGCAGAGTTGGCCCAGCAAGTAAAAAACATTCTCCCTGCCTATGAAAAAAAGGTGGGATTCCAAGTGTCGTTTCAAAAGTTTATTGAAAAGGCCGTTAGAGAGTGTGTAAACAGGGAGAGAGAATTAAACTCTCCACCATTTTAATTATTTATTTTAAAAATAGTTAAAAAAAGGTTTGATGTTTGATTAGCCATATAGTAAAATAGATTTACTATGTTATAATTAATAAAGGAGGATCATGGATGATCTACGGTACAACCTCCGAAAATCGGGGGTGAGGCTGAGAGAAATAGCCGAGGCATCAGGTGAATCGGTGTCCACAATTTCAAGGGTTCTGGATTTAAAACTCCGGGCCAAAATTGAGGATGTGGCAAAAAGCCTGATTGTAAAACGGAATTATGAGGTAAATACTTTTGCCGAAAGATATTCCGATTCGTTTTCAAACATCAAACCGACCCTGCAATGAATTGTAAGACTTGTGGGGTCGAAATAATTAACCCCCCCGAAAAACAGCAAAAGAGAAAGAAGTTTTGTTCTTCAGATTGTTACCTAAAAAGCATGAAGGAGTACCAACATTTCTACTGGCATGCCCACGGGAAATGGATTCCAAGAAATTATGATTGAATTAGTATGCCAGATAAAAAGGTTTGTGAATACTGTGGGCAGAAATACTACCCTGCCGGGAATCAGTGGAGAAAACAAAAGTTTTGTTCTGTTTCCTGTAAAGACAAAAAAGCCTATTACAAAAACAAGGCTGAAGGACATATACGGATGTATAAGGGGGGATACCCCAGACAGTTAGTAATAAGGAAGTGGATAGAGGCACAGGCAAACGATTTAGGCACAGTAGGATGCCACTACTGCCAGAAAAGAATTACACCAGACAATTTTGTACTGGATCATAAAAAGCCAATTACGAAAATATCAATAGATGAGGTAAAGGACGAAAACAATTTAGTTATATGCTGCCATAGTTGCAACATCGAAAAAAGCAGCAAATATTCATACGAAGAATTTTTGGAGAGAAAAAGTCATGGATGATAAAATTATTGAGGGCAATTTTATATTTTGCTCAAGAGAAATAATAGAGGATAGCAGATTGACTCTATTGCAGATAAAGGTACTGCTGGCATTGTATTCCTACAGAAATAAAAACACCCACCTATGCTTCCCGTCCCGAGAAGCAATCTCAAAAAGAACTGGCATCAGGATCACATCAATTTCACGTACAACAACCCAACTTGTAAATTTAGGGTGGCTGCTCAAGTTCTGGGATACAGAGTCTAAAAAGTACCAATATAACATAACAGTACCCGAATTGAGTACGGTACACGAATCAGGTACCCCAACAGTACACGAATCATGTACCATAGGGGTACACGAATCAGGTACCCATAACTATAAAGAGAACTATAAAGGTAACTTAATAATAAAACCCCCTCCCCCCGAAGATATTCCAGATTGGTTGGAAATGGATATTTGGGAACAATTCAAAATCCACCGGAAACATATCAAAAAGCCAATGTCAAAGTATGCAGAAAAATTGATGCTGAAAAAACTTGGTAAGGCAGAGCAGGATGGTCACGATCCAAATGACCTGCTCAGTAATGCAATATGTGCTGGGTGGCAGGGTGTTGTGATACCCGATAAGGTATTGTCAAAATCACAAACTAAATTTCCAACTGCCGATGAGAGAGCTAGGGAAAATTCTTCTTGGCTCAAACAGGCAATAATCGAAAAGGGAGAGCATGGAAAAAACGAAGGAGCAAGCAATTCTGCTGGCACTGGCAGGATTCTCAGAGAACTTCCGTAAGGAGACAACTAAGGAGTTATCCGTACTGTGGATTAGCTCACTGAAAGACTTGAGCATGGAAGCAATATTAAAGGGCACACGGAGGTGCCTGACCGAATGTGAATTTTACCCAAACATTGCTGTCTTCCGTGAGAAGGCATTGGGAAATGTAATGGAACGATCAGGGCAATGGTCTGATGCTCCACAAATTGAGCATGTTAGAGAAAAGGTGCCGATGCCAGATAATTTTAAAAACATTATCAAGGACTTGATGAATAATGTCAAGAAAGCACCCGAACATGGCATGCTTTGTTCCCTCCCGGTGCATGGTGTTTCTGAGCATGGTTTAGAATTTATTCTAACCCGTGATGCTTACGGGAGGGACTTTGTTTATTACAAGAATCAAAAAGGAGAAATATGATTTCACGAATAAGGGAATATTTATTATACAAGAAACTGAAAAAGCAGTGTCAGGAGAATGAGACTGTGAGGAAGGGGCACTGGAGGTACTTCAGGGACAATAAACACACACGGATCACCCCCTGTATTGTTAGGTCAGAACTGCCAAGATTTGCAACAGATAAAGAGACTGGTTTTGGAGAAGAAAAAGAGAATGTCCAACATTTATGAGGACTGCATAGAATGTGAAAAATGTAGGCACCCTTTCCTGCCAGTAGATGATGAAAAAATATGTGATGAATGTCAAGAGATTGACGAAGAAGGAGAAAGAATACAACAGGAAAAAACAGGAGCAGGTACAGGCCCGACAAAGGGAAGCAAAAACCAGTTGGGTGAGAACCAAGATTAAAGTTTGTCTGGTCTGTGACAATAAGTTTTTTACAGATGATTATGATAGGCATGCCTGTTCCATTGAGTGCTTCATTGAATTAAAAAGAGGGAAATAGCATGAAAATAAAGCTGAAGAAAAGGAAGTGTACTGTTTGTGGAAACTCTTTCCAGCCGATCCGAATTAACAATGATAAATGTTCCAAACTCTGTAGGCTGGAGTGGTACCGTGAAAGCACGGAGAAACGTAACCACGATAGGAGGGAGAGGAACAAAAAGAATTACGTGCTGAAAATCTGCAGGGTATGTGGCACGAAATTTAAGGCTGCACCCAACAGGCAGAATTGCAGTTCTTCATGCTCTGCCAGATATATAAAGGAGGGGTTAGGTTACAGGCATTTCTGCTTGAAGAATTTGGAAAAGAAAAAAGCAGCAAGCAAACTCTCAGAACCGACAGAACGTGAGATAGGGTTTGACCTGAAGATTTTTGAAAGCAAGGAAAAGTTTAATGAACGACTCACCATTCGTGTGGCAATGGAGGAGTACAGGGACAGGGGAGGAAAAATTACAGTGCTGGCAGATGAACCCAATCAACCTCTGCCAAGTGTTAATTTTGATAATGGTTGGGGATGGTATGCTGGTTTAGGTGCTGGCACTTATACCGGAGTGGAAGAATATGCTGATATTCCGGAATTAAATGAAAATAATTTCTAAGGAGATAATATGGCAAATGTAAATAAAGTATTTCTGGTCGGCAGACTGGGACAAGACCCCGAAGTACGGGAAACATCGAGTGGAGCAGTTGCAAATTTTTCGATTGCAACTAATGAATATTTTACAGACAAGCAGGGAGAAAAGGTAGAGAGGACTGACTGGCATAAGTGTGTGGCATGGGGGAAACAGGCCGAACTTTCACGGGATTATTTGAGGAAGGGATCAAATGTATTTTGTGAAGGCAAGTTAAAAAACTCCACTTGGGAAACTGAGGAGGGAGACAAACGATACAAGACTGAGGTGGTTGTTTATAATATCCAGTTCCTTGATCCAAAAAAGGATGAGGATAGTATTTATGACTATGCACCAAAACCTGAAGCAACTCCTGTTGTCAAGGATGATATACCATTTTAGGAGGGATATGACTGATATAATAAAGGATTTATCCAATGAGGATTATCATGCCAGACCGGAAATTTCTAAATCCAGTCTGGACATGATACACAAGAGCATGGATCATTTTCATGCTCCCCGGAAACCCCCGACTCCCAAGATGGAGTTTGGTACTGCCTTTCATACTCTGATACTGGAACCAAAGAAGTTTGATAAACAGTACATGAGTGGTTCAAATCTGGATGGCAGGACCACGGAAGGTAAAGCCGAAAACAAAAAGTTAAAGGAAGAGGCAGAAGAAACAGGGAAAAAGGTTCTCAAGCATGATGAGTATGAGAACCTGATGAGGATGAAGGAGAAGACAGAAAAGCACCCCCGGTTTTCTTCATATTTTGAGCAGGGTGAACCTGAAGTCTCAGTTTTTTGGGAGATGCAGGGAGTTGGTTGCAAGTGCCGCCCGGATTGGATGATTAATGGTGGTGATTATATTATTGATTTAAAAACTGCTAACGATGCCTCTGTAGAAGGGTTTTCAAGATCAATAGCAAACTTCAGGTACCACGTTCAGGATGCTTGGTACACAAAGGGTGTGCAGGTTGCCACCCGGAAGTCACCAACCTTTGTTTTTATAGTGGTTGAAAATGTTTCCCCGTTTTCCATTGCAATTTATGTTCTGGATGCACCATCAAAAGACGAAGGCTGGCAGGTGGCAGACAATGATTTACGGAAGTATGTAAATTATCAGGAGATGCCAGAAGAGGAACGGTATGCCGGGTATTCTCCCGATGCCGTTGAAATTTCACTGCCCCGGTGGGGTTTTAAGGAAACCTATTATTAATATGGGTTGGATTGAGTTTATAGGAGTATATCTGTTTGGAATAGTTACAGGTATAATTTTATTTGGATTCGTCTATGTGGTTTGCTGGATAGACGAAATAAAAATAACCAATAACAAGGGAGAGAGAGATGAAAATAAAAACAACAAAACTTCACGGAAAGGATTACGTTGAAGTTCCAGAAAGGATACACCATTTCTGGTTGCAAAACCCGAAGTGGTCACTAAAGTCTGAAGTATTGAAGATATGCTTTGAGACCGGGAACGTGCTATTTAAAGCATGGGTTGAAGATGAAACAGGAAAAGTCAGGGCCGTTGGGCATGCTCACGAATTTCAGGCCAACAAAAAAGCTACAGTTAATTCAACATCTTATGTTGAAAATTGTGAAACGTCAGCATACGGCAGGGCACTTGGCATAAAGGGTGTCGGCTCAAGGGAGGGCATAGCATCGGCAGAAGAAGTAAACCGTGCTATCGAAATGGAAAAGGAGATGGCAGACGATACCCAGCAGGTTGATCTCCATGACCAGATTACGAAAATGCTTGGAGCATTTACCAAAGTTGGTGTTTCTCAGGAGATGCTGGAATACAGGATAGGGCATCCCATTGGAGACTCTACTGAAAAGGAAATGGATGAACTTAGGAGTTACTACCGATCACTTGTAGAGGTTACAGAACCGGAAGGTGCTGGAGAACTTAACGAGAAATTTCCAAAAGTAGCATGAATTACTGTGGAATTGATGTCGGTTTTTCCGGTGCCATTGCAATTTTAAATGATGCCGGAGAAATCTTAATGCAGACAGATATGCCAATAATTATGGTTGGCAAAAAACGAGAGTTGAATGAACCAAAAATCCGTGTAATTCTGGAAGGCTTCAAACCTCTCTGTGTGGGCATAGAAAAAGCACAGACAATGCCAAGTCAGGGTATTTCATCTACGGGCCGTTACATGGCATCCTATGGCTTTTTACGAGGTGTTTGTGCTGGACTAAAGCTGGAATATCAGCTTATCCATCCAAAAACGTGGAAAAAGGCCATGATGTACGATATGCCGAAAGAAAAAGAAGCATCAATAATGAGGGTTGGGCAACTATACCCGGACCTAGTTTTGGGTCGTAAAAAAGATCATGGGATTGCCGATGCCATCTTGATTGCAAAATATCTCATAGGAATTAAAAATGTCGTTCAACCGTGAGGAATATAACGAGAGTGATCCGAAAGGCAAACAAGCACTCAGGGACTATTTAGATTCAAAAGGCATACCCACGGTGATCCACGAAGATTATGGTCCTGATATTAAAGCATTTCAGGAAGTCTTTCACGAAGTTGAAATAAAGAAAGTCTGGCAGGGAGAGTGGAACGAAAGCTGGGACACAATCAGGATTCCAGCACGGAAGAAAAGATTGATGGAGGGAGGAAGGAGGATCGTTTTCTGGGTGATGAACAGTGACTGCTCAAAAGCCTTTTGTGTTCACTCACAGGATATGAAGGATGAATACATTGCAGACTTCCCGAACTCTTGGAACCCTGACGGAGAGATGTTCTATAACCTGCCTGTAGATATTGGCAAGTTTATTGATATTACTACTGAATCTGTGAACTAAGTAGAGAAGCACTCCCACCAGCACCACCACCACTCAGTAAGGATTTCCCCCTCATTTGTTCTTTCAGTAACTTATTGGTAAGTAAACTTTCCTCATGGGCTGCCTGTATCTTAGGGGATTGCTGCTGGTACATCTTTGATCCTGCTGCATCCAATCTGGCAGCGGTTTGCAATATTTGCTGCTGCCCGTAGTCCCTGATTCATCTGTTCTTCTGCTGCATCTGCTGCCAGCTTTTCTACACTTTGTGATCCGGCAAGTATTTTATTCTTTACATCAACAAAGCCGGATAACAATTCGTTCTGTCTCATAAAAATTCTCCGTGCTTCTGGATCGGGAATTATTAATTGTAGCTTGTGCAGGTTCTGTTCATTCAAAAAATACTGGGCCATGCCTTTAGGATTTGCACTTGAGGCTTCTATCTTTTTGGCAAGCACGTTAAAGGCAGCATTACGAAAGGCTTTTTTCTCTGACTCTGTTTTAAGTTTAGTCGAAAACTCATAGAGTTTATCCAACGAGTCACCTGAGTCAAATAACTTCTGGCCAAGTTCGGTGGCATCTTTAAGTTCCATGCTGCCAGCATAAAGTCTCCGGGCTTCTTTGTACTCTCCGACAGTTTCACCAATTATATCCAACATGGCATTTTTGTGCCCTGTCATCTGGGCAGACAGTGCTTGAACATTAGTATCTGGATGAAAAATTGAGTTTCTACCGAATTTTGAACTGATTGCCTTCTTTACTTTATCAAGGGCATAAACCGGGAACTCATGCCCCTCCGGAAAACCACCTTTGGGCATAGCTTTTAATATTACAGGGGGGTCATCATGCTTTGCTAAATATATTGCCCTCTTATATGCTTTTTTAAATTCTGGCATTTTAAACAGATCATTTAATCCATCATCCGACACTGTTCTCATTTTGCCACCACTTTTGCCTCCCACATAAAAAGCCTTATCATAAACAGGATTAGAACTTTCTTTTGCTGTTTCCCTTAAACCTGCTGCAGTCTTTTTTAAAGACACTCTTGTCCCACCTGTGGCATCTTGGAGAAAGTTATAAAGATGTTGACGTACTCCTCCAGCACGTTTAACCAGTGCTGTCTCTGCTTTATCAGGTACTTTATCTCCGTGTCTCATTATTGTACCTGCCAAGTTCTGACCCTTCTTACCCAAAAGGTCAACCTCCATTACCTCATCACCTAGACCAAGCCTTTCATACTCGTTAAGTCTTGTCTCTTTCTGGACTAAC